GCATCTGCTGAAGGATGCGGGGCCCTTCGGGGTGCCGCTGGAATACCTCCATCACGGAAACCTCAAGCTGTGGATGCACCGCTTCGGCACCGACGACCCGCAGGCTGCGCTGCGCGAGGTGATCCGGCACCGGACCGGAGCGACGGGGTGGTTCGGGCTCAAGGCCCATTGGCACCAGTTCTTCCCGTTCCGCAAGAACCATGGAATCGAGGTTCTCGGGGATCTTCGCACGGTGCTCTGGATCTATCGCCGCGACATACTTGGGCAGGCGATTTCATACACGATCGCGGCCCAGACCGGCCAATGGATTTCCGGCGCGCCCCGAAAGGCGGAACCGAGATATGATTATGACGCCATCAAGCGATGCCTGAACAATCTGCGCGCCGAAAACAATTACTGGAGCATCTTTCTGTCGAAACAGAATTTGCCGGTCCTGCGCATCGCCTTCGAGGATCTGGTCGATCCGATCATCCGCCCCGGCCTGATGACCCGAATCCTCGCACGGCTGGACGCAAGACCGCAGGAACCCCAGCAGGCTTTCGAGCCGGCCCGGACCCAGAAGCAGTCGGCCAGCATCAATGAAGAATGGCGCGAAGCCTGGCTGTCGGAGGCGCCGGAGGAGCGGTTGCCAATGACAACGCTTGCCTAGCGCGGGCGCGCCCCGGGATCCGTCAACCGATGGGAGTGCTGGTCGGGGCGAGAGGATTCGAACCTCCGGCCTACGGTACCCAAAACCATGCAGCGCCCTTATTATTATGACGACTTTCTGCAAACGCCTTTCGAATTCGCACTCAGGAAATCAATGAGTTACCGCTCATGTGCAAACCGACGCAGCTCGCCTGATGACTATGCAAACGGCGACATTTTCACTCCATCCGGGATGAATCCGTATACTTGCCCCTCACGGAGCTTCCGCTTTAGCCTTCGGGCGACCTTCTTCTTGGAGTTGATCAATCTTGTTTCCTATGCAGCCTCAGATAATCGGGTTCGGAGCCCACAAAGCTGGTACTACTTGGCTCCACGACAACTTGGTCACCAATCCTGGAGTGTGGCCACCGCCTCTCAAGGAAATGCACTACTTCAGCCATCGTATGACGGGAAATCGCTGGATGATGCGAGGCCATCGCGAGCGACTCAGAGGCCGACGGGACCTTGCCTTGTCGAACGGCATGACAGGCAAAGCCGCATACTTAGGGCGCCTCCTGAAGATTCCCATGCTATCCGAAGAGTGGTATCGGGCCGTCTACAATCGGTGCCCCGCAGACAGGCAGTCTCTCGACATAACGCCCGCCTATGCTTTGCTGGACGAGGACACGCTGCGCTATATGAATTGCCTGCTCGGCGACCAGTTCAAGGCGATCTATCTTATACGCGATCCGGCCAGTCGTATCATTTCGGCCGTAAAGTCCTACGCCGCAGCTGCAGGCAGAAAGGGTAAAACCATCGAGTTCTGGCTGGAACATGTCACGCAACCGGCTCATCGGTTGCGAAGCGATTATCAGCGAACCGTGAATTTGCTCGATGAACAACTCGGCGATCGGGTGCTCTATCTCCCATTCGGGAGGTTAAGAACCGATCCAGTTAACGTACTCCGCGAAGTCGAAGCACATTGCTGCTTGCCGGAAGGCGACTATCAGCAACCCGAAAAGCCGAAGCACGTCTCTCCACTAGTCGTCTTACCAGAAGGGTTGTATGACGCCGTGCAGATCCTTCTGCGAAAACAATATGACTGGCTCGAACAGAGGTTCGACCGGAGCTTCCTCCTATCAGTATGACGACTAGAGGAGTCCCAAAGGTGGGCGATGCTGAACACCTGCCCGCCACCGCAGACCAGCAAATGCTGAGCGAGCTGCCCAGCATGTTTTCCGTGCGGGGCATCTCGCACCGGATCAGTAGCACTGCGCGAACATCCGTCGAAGCCACGTCGATGGCCATGAACCCAGAGCTCTGGATCGGGTCCAAGGCATCAGTCGTTGCGCGGCTTGCAAGCAGACGCGAGTCTGATCGCAAGCCACCGCTGCCCAGATATCAGGCGTTTGCCACTTCTGGCGTGGCGGGCACTTCGGCCGTGCGCGTCACCTTCCAAGGCCAACCGTAGTAAACATCCGGGGTCGGCCAAGTGGGTCCATAGCGCTCAGTCAAAAATCCAGCCGCATCGCCCGGTGCCGGAAAAGTTCGACCGTGGATCTGGGCCGAGCCGGAGGGCAAAACAAGCTCCGCCGCGATATCGCGATACCGCATCTGCTCCATCAGCAAATGCAGCCGTTCGCCCACGCGCCACGATGGGAACAAATCAAGCGAAGCTCCCTCGACAAACACGTGGAAATTCTTACCGAGTGTCTCTCCCCCGCACTTCACTCCCGCTGCGTTAAGCTTTTCGATGAGTACCTGTTGGCCGGCAATGACTTCGTCATGCGTGGTCGATCCGTCGAAGTAAAGCAAATCCACATCGTCATCATGGGCCAAGAATCCACCTTCGCGAACTGCCCCGAGCAGAGTGCCGTAGCTGAGAACCAAGGGGATACCAAGCTGTTCAAAGACGCCAAACAGCTTGTCCATCGCGTTCAAATGCACCTCACGCCGTTCGATTAGCCGAGCATAATGCATATGATGCTTGGACAACGTAACCTCGCGGGGCGTTCCACTTACGCGCGATGCGATCCGGCTCGCCCGTAAACGGACACGGTCGATCACCTGATCAGAATGCAAAAGCTGGGATGCAAATCGTATACTGCGCGTGCCAGCATAATTTTTTGCTTTCATCGCAGCCAAAATCATTGCGGCGCAGATTGCCTCTTCATAATCATCTGGATCCCGCACCTCTCCGAACATGGGAAGCAGCGCAAACATTTCTTCAACATTCAGGCTCAGCTTGCCTGATTCGGCTGCCTCGAAAATGGAAGCGCGCATGGCATTGCGAGTTGCCTCCAGATCGAACGTCTCCTCCTGCGGAAGTGTAAACGCAATCGCATCCGCGATCTGGCGGAATGCCTCCAGTCGACGCGAAGGATCCATGTTGTCATAACTGACGCAGCAGACCCCCTTTGAGAATGCTCGAAGGGTGATGAATTGCGAACGCTTGTGACAAACCCCCTCCCGGTTAGGGACAGTTATCTTGCTGACGAACACTGGTCGTTTTAGCCGAACGATGACGGCGGGACAGATCTCGCGACCGCTGTGAAGCATCTTGCCGGTGATAGCGAATTCCAACAGGTTCTCTGGCTCATGACCCTGACGGTGGCTCGAGAGCGTAATATCGGCGTAGATATCGCGACGAGGAATTTCATTTCCGTCTGCATCATGGAAGATCGGAGCAAAGAAGTTCACGAACTCAGGTGTGGGCGCGGAGACAGCCAAAACAATACGATCGATTTCCATTCCGACCTCAATCGAAAGATTGGGTCGCGTATCTTTTCCAAAGGCTCCAAAGCCCGGCAACATTTGGGCGGCAAGAAGATGCAGCTGGAGTAAGTTCGTCATTTGAATGCCCTAATAGATATCGTCAGTGCAACTGCATCACGAGCGAGTTCAGCGCATCGAGCCCGTTCTTCAATTCGACGATCTTTTCCTTTTGAAACGCCTTGATTGCAGCCTTCAGCTCAGTAGTGGAAATGCCGTCGGTGCGCGGCAGGTACATGACCTCACACAGGGCATTCAGCTCATCGAACTTGCCCTCCCAGTCGTGCCCCATCACAAAGACATCCGCGCGGTGTTCACGGATATCACGCTCCTTCTGCCCCCAGTTATGCTCTGGGAAGACAGCATCGACACAGCGCAGGGTCTTCAGGATCCGTGCACGGTGCTCATAAGGAAAGACACTTTGCTTGCCCTTGATCGCATTGAACTCGTCGGATGAGACGCCGACGACCAACCGGTCGCCAAGCGCACGCGCCCGCTCCAAGATCTGGACATGTCCAATATGGAATAGGTCAAAAGTGCCATAGGTAATAACAGTTTTCATAGTCCTCACGCTCCCGTCCACAGGCACGGGTGCGAAGAGGCGAGGTGCATTGCCCCCTTACACCGCAATGCCTTTGCGACACTGTCGCAGTATTACCATCTGCCGCTCTGTCGCAGTTTAGTCATATACCCGTTACAATCATTGATTGCGAAGGGGAAGCCCAAAGATCCCGCTTGGCGCGCAGTTCGCTCACCAAATAGGCAGAGCAAGAACCGTCATGGGGACGCGCCGGGACCAAAGGCAGCAGTGCTGAAAGTCTCGACAATCTGACGCTCTTCTTGGTAGAGATGGGGCGAGCGAGCCCCTGCCTACTGCGTAGGATCAGCCCATACGTAGACCAGCAGTTTTCCGATGAAATCGGCACGCATCCTCAGTGCGGCCATCGGATTTGACGGTAACCCCGAGCACACCCAACGAGTCCGGTGCGGTCCGCATGCCGCCTGTCCTGCGGAGCCCATGCCGATGTGCCCGAATGCTTCCAAGGCCGACTCATCGCTAACCAGCCTTCGTCTCCCAGCGTGTCCCCTCCAATGGGCAGTCCAAGTTCTAGAACGATGATCACCGCAGCTTTGCAGCCGCAGGTGCGCGCTTGGATTTCTGATCGGCGAACGCCTTGATTGTGTAACAGTCCTGTGACATTCGGATGAAGAGAGTACCAGGACAGGGGATTCGAAGGATGCCGACCACTGACTACGGGATGATCAGCCTCTCGAATGGTACCCCCATTTTTCCACGTTTTCTGAGGGCAGCGCCATTCGCCCACCTTGCAGACCTTGAGCTTGATCCGATCGCATGGTGCGACGCATGAGCATAGCAGTCATCGGGGCGGGTGCCTTCGGGACAGCGCTCGCTCTAACGCTGGCGACCAAGACTTCTGTAACTCTTTGGGGACGAAACACTGGCTGGGCGGCGACACGAGAAAACCCGCGATTGCCAAATGTTCCCCTACCCGACGACCTCCATGTCACCGACGATCTGGACCAAGTCGAAGCGGAGACGATTCTTCTTTCTTTGCCAGCACAAACTCTCGCGAAATTTCTGGCTCAAAACTCCGCTCGATTGAACGGCCGGAACATAGTTAGCTGCGCCAAGGGAATTGACTTGTCGACCCTGACGGGAATGTCTTCCCTGATCAGTGATGCCTGTCCGGAATCCACTGTAGCGGTTCTGACGGGACCGAGCTTCGCAGCTGACATTGCTCGCGGATTGCCGACGGCAATGACGTTGGCCTGCGCGGATTCTGAGATGGCGGAGGAATTGCAAGGCCAGCTTTCGACGGGGACACTGCGGCTTTATCGCACCACGGACGTGATTGGTGCGGAGTTAGGCGGCGCACTGAAAAACGTGATCGCGATTGCCGCGGGAGCAGCGATCGGCGCCGGATACGGCGACAGTGCTCGGGCCAGCGTAATCACTCGCGGCTTTGCTGAAATGGTGCGGCTTGCTTCAGCCTTGGGGGCTTGGCCCGAGACGCTGACAGGGCTCTCGGGGATGGGAGACCTTATGCTCACCTGCACTTCGAACCAATCGAGAAATTTCCGCTATGGGTTGGCACTTGGAGCGGGGGAAGGCTTCGATAATAGAGCTACGGTCGAGGGCGCGGCGACTGGGCGGGCGGTGGCAGTATTGGCCCCAAAGCTCGGGATTGAACTTCCAGTTTCGGGGCTGGTCGCGGGTCTGACCGAGGGGCGGATCTTCATGGATCAGGCTCTCGATATTCTGCTGAACCGTCCTCTCAAGGAGGAATGGGTAGCCCAGCCAGCGCAAGCCAACATGATAGCTGCCCTCGCCTGATAGGCGAGAGTGCTGGCAATGAGACGAGATCCTAACATCACAGTAGCTAGTTCGATGTACTTCGCAGGAGAACGGAATATGAAATACCACGTCGCAACGAATATCGGTCATATCATTGGGGAGGCCGAGACCCAGGAAGAAGCGATTGCTGTTTGCCGCAGGGACGGCTTCGCTCCAACGGAGCATGTCGACTTCCTTTCTCCTGACCTAGCTGCCGACGAACTGCGCTATGAGCCTGACGGCCGAGGTGCATTTATTGTACTCTGTGACGATACAGGGCGCGAGCTTTCGCGGGACCCTAACCCGATGAAAGTCCCCCCTTATTAACATGGCCTAGAAAGCCATATCCCGTGTCGATGAATTCAGGTAGGAACGGTCCGAAAGCCCTCAGAGGTGCGCTTTCAGCCGCTCACCGATCATCTTCCCGGCCTCGAAGGCCGACTTGCCGTCCTCGACGACCTCTATGAGCTGGTTTTCCCGCGCTGGATTCAGCGTGTAGGGACGCGGGATGCCGGCCGTGCCGGAACGTTGCCACATCACGACGAAGGTGTAGAGCGGAGCGATACCTTGCACCCACCGCGTGATGTCATCGGGCGTCCAGCCGAAAATCGGCCCGAAGATCAGCGCGAGGGCGGCCGCAATGGGGCCGGCCTGATCTCCCTGCATCTGGTAGATTGCGAACTCCAGCAGGGAGAGCGCCGCGGGGACACCGCCCAGCCAGAACGACTTGGTCTTGCCGATGAAGATCGGCACGATGGTCTTGATCGACTCCATGGTCGAATTCCTCTCTCGATTTCAGAAGGATTGCGCGCGCCCGCTGTCGCGCCTGGTCGTCATCGACGGCATGCGGAAGAACCGGCGAGAGCACGGGCGGCAGGGTCAGGTGAGCAGCGCGGCCCATGTCTTGGGACCGATGATCCCGTCGGCGACCAGGCCGCGGGATTTCTGGAAGTCGATGACGGCCGCCCGCGTCGCCGCGCCGAAGACCCCGTCGACACCTTTGGGATCGAAGCCGAGGGCGAGCAGACGCTCCTGTGCCTCGCGTACAGCCAAGCTGCGACTGCCAAGGCAGATCTTGGGTTGAGCTGGCGCCAAGGTGTCCGGAATAGCCTGCCAGCGCTTGTAGGCGGCCGCCAGACGCGTGTGGTAGCCGTGCTGGGCGTATCCCGCACCATTGTAGCCGCGCGCGAAGCCCGACCAGTCATGCCGACGCAGATCATCATCCAGTCCCTCAGACGAGATGAAGCTGATCATCGCCTCGAGGCCCGCGACCTCCCGGTCGCAGAAGGCTTCGACCATATCGCCGGCACTGGCAAAGCCCGCGGCGCGGTGGTTGAAGCCCATGATCTGACCAAGGCCCCAGCTCGCCGAACGCAGGGCCGCAGCGGCGTCGATCCTGATGGCCGTCGCCAGGCGCGAATAACTGTCGGCCGGATAAGGCTTGGTGCCCCATTTCGGATAGGCCAGCCCTTGCGCCTCGGCCGTCGTGCGCTTGGGCCCCTGCCCCAGCTCACGCCAGAAGACATGCGGCTCGAAGAGCATCTTCGGGCGGCCTTGGCTGTCGAAGCCACCGCCCGAGGTCTCGACCTCGATGACGCCGCGAATCTCATCCTCTCCCGTGCCAATCAGAAGCGCGGTACGCGCTATGTCGATATCGGTGAGCCGCTGCGCGCGGCCCTTGAACCCGGCTGGGTACATGTTGGTCTCCGGAAATAAAAAACCCCGCGCGGAGGCGGGGCCTGTGCTAGAATGATGTCGGGCCGCTTCAGGTGGATTGCGCCCGAGCGCTCCCCCGGCTCCTCAACGGTAGCACCGTGTAAAGGGGGGCCGGTTAGCGCCTAGCGAAGCAGGCATCCGGGCGCGTCACCGTGCCGGCAGCAGCGCATAGGTCATCACGTCCGTCCGGTCGAAGACCTGCCGCCCGTCGCAGTCGTATTCCAGAGCGATGTAAAGCTCAATGCGGCCCGGCCGCAGCGTATCAGGCGGGATCAGCGGAATCCGCAGACGGGTTTGCTCTTCTCCGACCTGCCGTGAAGGCGAGACCGCCGAGCCGGGGGTGATGACGCCGCCCGCCTCGGCGAAAAGCGACTGACCGCCGACGAAGACGCACCTCGTGCCCAAGGCGGTTCTTTCGATGACAAGGTTCAGGACCACGCGGTCACCGATCCGCACCGGCTCGGTCACATAGCTCAAGCCCGGAGGCTGCCGGATCACCCGGTTATCGCCCGTGGCCGCTGACAATTCGGCGCGCAAGGCGCCGATATCCCTCTGCATCGCCAGAAGCATATCGGGCGCGCGCCACACCGCGCGAGCGTTGCTCCAGAACGGCGTGAAGACAGCCAGCGCAATGGCCCCGATGCCCCAGAACAGCATGCCGACGATCCAGATCCACAAGCGGTCAAGGAAGAATTTTCGCGTGGGCAGCCAGCGCGGCCCCTCGCTTTCGATAGTCTGGGTCAATACGACCTCCTGTCGGTTTGTGGAAAAATGACATCTCCGCTGCCGGGAACATCCTGCCAGTCCCCGGGTTTGCGGGATTGTCACTGGTCAGCTCCGGGTTCCCGACTCACATTCTGGCCGGTGGAGTCAGGCGGTTATGGTGACCGCTTGAGGAAGGGCGGACGTCCGCACACGTCCGCCCAACTATCTAACCTCATTGATTATTATGAAAATCTGGCTGATTTGATCGGGAAGTCATCGACCCACAGCGAGATCGTCACCGTGTTCGCCCAATATTTCCCATCCGCAGAAGATCATCCCGCAGCGGCGGCTGAACCGTGGTGGCAGCAATGTGAAGCCGCGGTCGCCGGTGCTGGGGATGTTTTGGAGCTTGCAGAGATAGGCATGGCAACAGCCGATGAAATCACGTCGGCTGCCTTTTCTGCGCGTCTCGCTCTGATGACGGCAACGAGGGTATTGGAAAAAACCGACGCCGCACTGGCAATCGGCACGGGTGACGAAGTCGTGCTTATCGCTCGATCTGCCGCCGCCTATGCGGTGATAGAGGCGACGGCGGTGGCGATGGAGACTGTCGAGGGTTTACCCGACCTTCAGGACCTCGCCTAAGAGGGTCTCCCCCTAGACGAGCTGTGCCCTATCTTTCGAAAGAGCCACGGTCGGCGGATCGAAACGATCTAGCCGACCGGAGCCGAACAGACCTTTTAGTCCCGGAAATGCTCCGGAAAGGCGCGTTCTAAGGCGTCACAGCAGGCGGAAACCTTCGAAAAGTGGTTTGTAGGTAGAGCCGCGACGTCGATGTCGTCGAGGCTTTCTAGACGATCGACAAGTGTAGGTTCATAGGGCGACCGACCTAGCCCTTCGGTATAGTCACCAAACTTCCATTTACCACCACGGTGCAGGTTGCCTGCATCAAGCATGATGCTGGGTATGGCCCAAGCATCGGCAAAGACAAGGCCATGCAAGCTTGCCGAAGCGATGGCCTCACAGCTGGCGAGTTTCGTGAAGGTGCTGTCGATGTCGGGATCGGTGACATCAATAAGGATGGAGTTTGGAGTGGCATCGAGAAGTCGGTCGACCCATGGCTTCCCGAGTTGCGTATGATGCGGAATGATACCCCAAGAGTATTGGGGCTTTGCGCCGGACGATCCCCAAATCCGGGCAGCCAACAGTCCCGGGTCGCCCATTGTAACGTCCGCGTTTGCCCCCACAGTTTGACCTGTTCTGGGTCCTCTCACGGCGGCGATACGGAGGTCATCTTTCCAGGTGACCTTTAGATTACCAAGCGTACCTGAACCCCAGACGTGCAAAGGCTTCTCGCGCTTTGGCGCGGCATTTTCCATCACCTTTAGGTCCACTATACTCCCTATCGCCACGAGATCGCAGCGTCGCGGGCCGGCATGCACGACGCCTCGCCCCGAGACATATTCGACAACCTTCGGACTGATGGCGTCGCCAATGTTGGAGGAACCCGGTTGATCCCACCAAAACAGTTCGATGGCGTTCGGTTTTTGCGCTTGAGGCATACGGATCGATTCCTTGGTCACTGTTGCGTCAGTTTGCAGGTAGTCGATACGGTCGAAACTGGCCCGGCGCAATCCCGGCATGGTTGAGAGTGGCTAGGATGTCCTCCCATGGCCCCGCCGACGCCCAACGGCGGAGCAGATGGCAGACGAACGACCAAATGCCGAACTTCTGGGTGAAATTGCGCCACGGCGCGCCAGTTGGCACGACCCAGAAAATCACTCCATTCCGGCGGCGGACAGTACGAATGAGATCCTCGAAGGAGGACTGCCCATCGCCCCGACATCAGGTTGCGTGCCAAGCTCGTCTCCCCCGTAGAGATGAGCCTGACTGAATCACAAATCCGCAGGCCAGCTGAACGCGTTCACTGTCAAAGCCACCACGAACTGTTGCAGGTTGGACCTTTCCTGGTGATGGACGATCCTATAGACAGCTGAACGTCACCATCGAAATTCTACTGATTTCCCACAAAACACGATAGCCCAAGAGTTAGTTTATGTCAGATAAAATACTGGGGCGAATTGCCGTAGTTATGTACGCTACTGGAGATTACGCGTTTTCGGTTGCATGTACTGCGCAAAGCCTAATCAATGAAAATCCAGATACGTCATTTGATTTTTTCGTGCTTCATGATGGAATATCAGAAGGTGACAAATCCGCCTTAATTTCGATTTTGAGTAATGTGAACTTTATCTATTTCGACGGAAATGAGCTAACAAACTTTATAGCTCGAAGCTTGGGGGAAGAGTTTGACGCCCAAAAAACCCAGAGCTTAGTAAGGTCGAGAAAGATATACTTCATCTCAAAGGTGTTCATGTTCTCACTGCTTGAGCGGTATTCTCAGGTGCTGTACCTTGACACAGACATTCTGATCGTGAAATCGATTAGCGATATATTCGATCATCATGGTGTTTCATGGGTTAACGCGCGAGCAAAGTTGAGCGTTAAGCTTCATAAAGCCTCTGCTGAGGAACATTTCTCATATTTGCCCGAAAATGCGTTGGCGCCGAACGCTGGTCTTATATATCTAAATGGGGATATCCCCTATGCGGAGATAACTAGGGAGCTGTGCCTAATCCTGCAGAACTATCACCGTCTAATAGGGTACGCGATCGACGAAGCGGCGATAGCCTGTGGTGTTCACAAAAGCGGGGTGCCTGTGCACTCGCTCAAGAAGTCTTTCAATAGGCTGGCTTGGGAGAGTGATAGTGATACCTGTGTGGTTCACGCAATGGGGAGGGATAAGTTTTGGAATCAGAAGATCGCTCAGGTCGCATTCCCCTCTTGGCGAAAATACTATGAACGATGGTTGGATGCTAGCGGCTCCCAATTCAAGGGAAATGTGGAGGGTCTCTTGCCTCATTTTAGGGGGGCGGGAAGTGTTGTCTCCGAGTACCAGTTGAATCGACTATGGCTCGAAATTAACACTACACTTCGCGAAACCTTTGGTCGAAAGATGCACCTTGACGCCCCACCTGTGGCGGGGAAGGCAAGGTATTATTGCGAGGCAGCGGTCGGTGATGTTTACTTTGAATTCACGATAAATTACGAGTTTATGAGGATCGGCATAAGGATGCTTGCCCCACAGCATCGTTCTGGCGATGTTGGAGCAAGCGCTGATATGTCGGGAATTTCTGCATTTTCGCTGAGAGAAGGCATCGCTGAAATAACTAGCGAAAAGTTCAGGATCGGCGATCTGATTTCCACGATTCATCGTCTGGTCAAATTCTATCTGAGCAACTGCGCATCGCCAGAAGGTGACGAAGTGCTTGGATCGCTATTAGATGCGACCTCTGCGTAGAAGTGGTTTCGTTCATGCGATCATTGAAGGGATACGAGCGCGCGATGCGCGCCCGGCGTTTCTATGCAGCGCCTAGTGTGACTACCCGCCAATCTGTCCCAGCGATATGGGTGCTCCCTGTCGTGAGCCGCGACCAGCCGTAGACAATGGAGCCGCCGGAAGGGATTGGGTTCGGCGCCTGCACGAGTTGCCCTGCGATGTAGTGGCCGCTGGTCGGCATGGCTGAAGCGTAACGCTCGGTCATGCCGGTGATCCGTCCAAAGGCGGGATCGGCCGGATCGGAGATGGTGCGCACATAGTCGAACGGCACGTTTGCAGGAATGTTGCGTACGCCCTTGTTGGCAGCATTATCCCCCAGACCCGCAATGTCGCCACTGATCGTTACGGGAGAGAAGAACGATACCTTTCCCGACACCTGATTGATTAGGCCTGCCAAGTGCTTGTAGTGGCCGCCCTTTACCCGCACATGCGCGTTTCCGACGCGGAAGGCGTCAGCGCCCGAGCCAGCCGTCCAGGTGCCGTTGGCCCCGCGCAGCGTGTGGCGGTGCAGCGGATCGCCATCGACGATCCCGCCCTCGAACTCCAACAGGCCGAACCCGTCGACGTCATAGGCCGCGGCCCCGGAAAAGTCCGAGACGATGTTGTCCTTGAACAGCATATTCACGAAGTCGGGGGCTGCATTGTTGTTGAAGCCCCAGATCCGCCACGGATTGCGCGCCCCAACTGAAAGGTTTTCCGCAAAGATCGCATTGCGGAAGGTTCCGCCAATCCAGAAGTGATCGCGCATGAAATCGGACTCGATCACGTCGCCGTCATAAGGAGCCGCTCCGGAGATGTAGCGCGGGCCGTGGCCATAGTCAGAGTATTTGGCGGTGGGCCTCAGCGTGCGCAGGCACTTATTGCCCCTCATGCTGAAGTTGACGCTGCCGATAAAGTTGCCGTCAGAGGTCCAATACGCATCCGGCGCGACAATTCCGCCCGAGCCGTTCGGCCCCCAGACATAATGCGTGCCGTCCACAGGATCGAGGGCGTATTCCGGCTCATAGGTTGGAGATTCTCCGGTGCCGTAGGAGTCGCTGATCGTAATCAGGTAACCCGTTTCACCAGTTCCGCCCCAGCGCGAGCGGCCGAAGCCATCGATAAAGGTATTGTTGTCGACCTCCGTGTTGTAGCGCGCGATATTCCCGCTCTCCGGATTCCCCGTGCCGATGTTGTCCGCGCGCATCATGCCGAGGCGGATGGCGCGAACGGTCGGGCGAACGAAGATGTTGCCGGACACTCTCATGTTGCGCGAACCGATCCCATAGACCCCTTGCGAGTCAATGAAGATGCAATTGGTGACGATGGTATTCTCCCGCATGCTGCCCGCGCGGTGACGAACGCAAGCCACGCTGTCATCACAGACGCGGAGGAACATGGTTTCTGAAATGATCACGTCATCGCTGTTTGGGATGTGCAGTCCGTCGCGGCTGGTGGTGTCTATGACGCAACCCGTGACCCGGATGCGATCGTAAGTGGAGGCCACGACCGCCATGTTCGCGGCGTTTTTGATGCAGAACCTCTCCAGATGGAGGGTGCCGCCAACATCGCCGAGCACAACGGTTTGCCCGCTTTCAGCCCATTGGCCGCCGATGCCCCAATCTGAAATGATCGAAAAGTCCGCGAGTCGAATATATTCGGCCTTGGCAGTGGTGGTGCGGTAGAACAGGCCTTTCTTGATCTCAGGGGCGAGCCCCTTGTCGCGGAAGTAGATCTGCGACGCGAACATGCCGCGCCCGATCACTTCCAGTTTGATCGCGTTGAACACGCAGGTCGACCCGGACAAAACGTTTTTGTCGACCAGGAATTTTCCCTCATTGATGACCACGCGCCGGATGTCGTTGGCGGTCGCCCAGCCGATCATGGATTGCAACTCTAGGCGGCAGGAACTGCCGGTCCAAACGTCCGTATCCAGTCCTCCAGCATCCGCGACGGCGCCCCAATGACGCAAAGTCGCCTCACCCTTCGGAACCCAGTATTGCGCGCCCGCCGTCGCCAGTGGGATGTTCGAGGTTGCCATCGCCGCCGGCTTGCGGGTGTAGCTCAATACCTCCCCGTCATGCAGAACTGAAATTCGGGCCACTGGAGCGGGGATAAACGCGGAGACGGCAGCCGACCGCGACAGGAATGCGAGGCCGCCGAAGCCAATGCGCTTCTGGGCCAGTTCCTGCGTTGCGTCGGTAACGGAGATTTTCGCGGGGATGACAGTGCCCGCAGCCCCGGCGCGAACGCCAAACCGAACCCGGCTCTTTGCGGCGAAACTGCTAGGAGGCACGATCGACTTATCAGCGCCGTCGTCCGCAAAGGGTGAGACGATGGCGCTTACAGTGACTTCCGTTCCGTCAGCGGGCGCGTTGAATGCAAGGATGCTGGTGGGGAGAGGATTGCCGTGATCCTTATCGAGCCCGATTGCGTAGAGGTCGAGGGGCAGCGTGCCGGTGATGGGGCTTGTGACACGCAGGGTGGCCGTCACCTTCCAAGCATTTCTGCCCCAGGGAACCACGCCTTTGGTCAGAATATTGTCTCCCGCCACCGTGGGCGACCACTGAACCGTGGGGCCAAAGAGAGCATCTGAGGCAAGGACCGACATTTTATCGGTCGGAAGGGTCGAAAGAGGCGATCCGCCGCGCTGACTGGTCCAGCTTTGCAGTCCGTTCAGAAAGCCATCGGGAAGCACTGCCGCGACGTTGCCCACGTTTGACGCCTGCCCCGCCGCCGTCTCCGATGCCGCCCGGTCCAGCCCGGTCTGCACGCGGTCTGCCGTCGTGGTGGCAGCTGCTGCGACCGCTTGCTGACGGCCGGCCTCGGTCGCCTGCGCGTCCGCATCGGCTGCTGCGGCGGCGTTGACGGACTGCTGCCGCGCGCCTTCCATCTCAGTGCGAACGGCGGTCAGATTTTCATTCGTCTCGACCGCCGCGTCGAAGCGCTGCCGGTCGGCGGGATCGATCGCCCCCTGCGGACCACGGCGGAATACTCTGACTTTGACGATTTCAGCCATCAGCAACCCTCGGAAATTTCAATGATCACGTCGCCCTCGAACTCGGGGCCCTGCCCCCAGTCGAAATAGACGGAGGCGGTGTAGCTGCCGGCGGGCAGGTCCAGCGGTTGCAAGTCGACCTCGAGCGCATCCTCGGCCGCCACGCCCGGGAGCGCGATGCACTGGTCCCCGGCCGCGACGCGGAGTTCACCCGTCAGGTCGGTCAGGTCGGGGACCGATCCGTCGTCGATCTCTGGCTGGAAGCAGTAGACGCGGCGCGAGCCGCGCCGGTGGGTGAGGATGGTCATGTCGCTGTCTCGCAAAAGAGAAGCCCCGCGCGGGGCGGGGCGTCAGGCGGAGGGCGGGGTCGGCCAGACCGGGTTTGCCGGATTGGCCGTGGTGTCGGGGAGGTCGCGCAGGGCTTGGCGGTATGCCCTCCATGCGGCCAAGGCCTCGGCCGAGAGCGGCGCGTCAGGGAGTTGCGACCAGTCGCAGGCGGTGAGGCGCGCGTCGCGTTCCTCTCGCAGCAGTGCCATGAGCCTGGCGCTCTCGGCCGCATACCAAGCCGCGTCGCGTGGGTCGGTCCAGCTCTTGCTGGGCCAATCCCACGCTGCCCAATCGCCGGGCCGGGCCGGGAATGCGACGGGTGAGCCCCCGGCGACGTAATGGGTCGCCGCCGAGAACTCGCCCCAGATCGCGGCTTGCCCCTCGATCATATTGGCGTCGAGGTCCGAACTAACCGCGCCCGTTTCCGGGTCGACGCCGATATCGAGAATGGCCTCGATCCGACCGCTCTCGGTGTCGTAGATGGTGAACTTCACTTTTTCGCCTCGAATACGAACAGGTGCAGGTCGAGCGATGACAGGTCGATCGGCGCGGACGCGGTTTGCCCCCAAGACAGCAGGAGCGTGTTCGCCCCCGATTGCCCGGTTGCCGCGAAGGTTCCGGACATCATCCTCGGCGTGGACTGTGCCGGCCCGCCGCCGAGCGTGCTTCCATTCAGTGACAGGGAGACGCTGACGTTATTGCCAGCAACGCCGCCGCTGAATGTAGCCGTGAAACCGACAATCAGGTTGCTGTCGCCGGAAAGTGTGAAGTTCAGCCCACGGTTGTTGTTTTGCTGGGTGATATTCGCGAAGGACGCGGCCCATTGCTGGGTCACGGCCCGGTTTCCGATCTTGAGCGTCCCGACCGACAGGTCAGCGATCTTGGCCGAGTTAACGGCCAGATCCTCGATATGCGCGCGCTGGATCACCCCATTTGTGATCTGCGCCGAGCCGGTGATGATCCCGGTCGTCGCCAGCAAGCCCCCGGTGATCGTCTGGGCGACGATGTGTATTCCCCGGATCGTCCCGTCAACGATCAGCTCGCCAGTGCCCTTGCGCCGCATGACCGGCGCCGAGAACGCGATATGCCCGCCTGCTGTATATCCCCCGGCATCGACGCGGAAGATCAGCCGCACCTGCGTTGCCCCGGCGGGGGCAACCGCATTGGTCACGGTCAGCCGCTCCCAAACGGCGGTCGTCTTGGTCGCGGAGAAGAACGTCGCGAGGCTCGCTCCGTCAAAATCCGCAAACTGGACGATAATGCGCGAGCTATGCGCACCGGTCGCCGCGACCCGCGCTGAGGCGAAGATTTCCTCGCCAGGCTGGCAGGACGCCCACGCGCCGTGGATCGATGTTTGTGACCCTCCGCTCCGCGGGGTGACCAGAAACGCCCCACGGCACGCAGCGCCCGCCGAGGTAAGACCATAATTGGGCGCGTGCGTGACCCACTCGCCGACAGCGTCAGCTCCCCAAGATGCGAGGTCCTGGATCTGGTCATCGCTGACCAGGTTCGCAAAATCGGTGATCGCCATTTTCGACGCGACAACCGCCTTGGCGGCAAGCTGCTCGGCCCCGATCGCCCCGGCGGCAATCTGCCCGGCGATGAGTTGCCCGACGATCTGGGTTGCCGAAACCTCGGCCGTCCAGAGCGCGCCGGTCCAGCGGTAGAGCAGGCCGTCGTTGGTGCGATAAACGAGATCGCCCACGCGGTTGCCGGTCGTCGGCAAGGCACCTGTGACGATCTTTGGCACGCGGATATTGGCCGCGAACCACGTCTCGTCCAGCACGCCCTGCAGGCTCTCGGCGATGAAATGGACCCAAACGCCGGCCGTCGCGTCCCACGAATAGAGCGCATTGTCGGCCCGGCTCCAAGCCAACTCCCCGTCGTAGTTTCCGGGCACCGAGCGGTCGGCAATGTCGCGCGTCGGCTTCATGCCGGCGCTTTCGAACAGCCCGGTCACGCCGCCGATGAAGTCGTCATCACCGACATAGATCGCGCCGGTAGTGACCGTGAGCCAGCCCGTCCATTGCCCTTTCGGGGTCAGGCGGGAATAGAGCCGGGCGCGGATCTGGTAGGTCGTGCGCTGAGTCACGGCCGAGATCAGCCAGGAATAGGGCGCGCCCCAAGGCCGGTAGACGTCGACCGAAGGATCGGTGTCGCCGGATTTGCGGACCTGAAACCGGATCCGGGAGATTCCGACCTCATCTCCGTTGCACCATGCCCGGATTGGCACGCCGCGCGTGCGGCCGGCGCTGTCCGGCACATTCACGGCCTCGGCCGAGAACCCGTCGATGACCTGCACCCAAGGCCGAACCGGCCGCGGAGTGACGATCGTCGTCGGGAACTCATAATCGCTGTCCCAATCGTAGTCCGACGGATCGACTTCGCGCAGACTCAGCCGCACGTTCATCCCCGGCGTCTTTTCGACGGACTCAACGATGAACAGCTTCGCGATGTAGCCGTTGCGCGCGCTGGTCCAGGACACCAGATCGAGCGGCTCCAGACCATAGGCTTCGGGCGGCATTTCGATCTGATGGGTGCGGAAGCGCCGGAAGTCCTGCATCTGCGCGCGCATGAGCCGCTGCACCTGGCGGCGATACGGCACCGCGCCATAGGCAACCGAGATCGGCAGGTAGCGCCCGCCGTCCTCGGCCGTGGCGCCCGCGTGGATGAACTCCGGCGCGTCCTTGCTCGCCCATTTCTCGCCCGGTTCGGGATAGGTCGCGGTGATGGCGTTATAAGTGTCGCCGAGGCTCTGGAACGGGTCATGGACCTGCGGCGCGGAATGGTTCACATCGCCATCGTTGAAGGCCAGCACCGCCGCGCCCGGCAGATCGACCACCGGCTTGAGCATGCCGCCGACCTCGGCGAAGCGCATATTCGCGGCCCGGCCGATCTCCTCGAGGACATCGGCGGCGCGCATGTCGACTGTGATCTGCAGCCCGCAGCGATAGGCGGGTTCGGTGCCGCCGGCGGCGAGCGCGATCGCCCGGTCGCAGGCATTGGCGGCGGCGATCCATTCCGCGCGCGGCAGGCGCCACGCGGGAAGGTTCTTGCCGCCGAAGATCCACTCGTCGCCGTAATAGATCCCGCGGGCAATATTGTAGGCGATGAGGGCCGGGTTGCGGGTGGCCTCATAGGTCGCGCGATTGCCCCAGCGATGCGCGCCCGAGCCGCCTGCCGTGCTGTCCTTCCTCGGGTCATACATCGGCAAGGGCTGCGGCTGAAACAGATAGGCCGGATAGCTGGTCAGCGTGTCGGCGTTGTAGCGGGTGGTGACGACGGCATAGGTCTTGCCGCGCCCGATCATGGCCGAGGTCCAGGGATAGTCGGGATCGCTGCCGAACAGGGCAACGAGCATAGGGTCGGCAGCGGTCTGGGTGCCATCGAGCCAGCGAATCCAGATGAAGTGCTTGCCGGGCAGATCCTCGTCGGCAAACGCGGTCAGCGGATGGCCCAGCGTATAGCCGGTATCGTCATCCTCGGTGACGCCCCAGAGGATTTCGCCCTCCTCGTCATCCACCCACATCCCGGCGATGCCCGGCTGCGGCAGGCAGGACACTTCGATCACCTCGGTGATGTAGCGGGTATTCTTGCCCCAGCTGCCGATGTATTTGCGCTTGCCGGCGGTGACGTAATCTCCGGCGATGAACGAAAGCGGCGTGTCGTCGCCGAATTGCACGTCAAACTGCACGTCGATTGCAGGCCGCTCGGCCATCGCCTTGCCGGCGACCACGGAAAGGATCTTCGCGCCGACACCGATCGCCATCTGCAGCATTGCACCGGCAATGCCGCCGGCTGCGATGGTGTTGCCGATCCATGCAACCGCCGCCATCATCGGGCCGGCATGGGCCGGGGCCGCGATCAGCGCGAAGGCTGCCGCGGTCAAAATCAGTCTGATCATCTGGGATTACCCGACCTTGAAGGCCCTCAACATGTCCTCGCGCGGACGGCGACCGTGGCCAGCCTCGGTCAGCACGATCAGCCCGCCGCTATCGACGACGCAAAGCGCCTGGCCGAGCGGCCCCTCGGCCGCGAGGAGGCCGATATCGCCCACATCGGCAAAGGCCGGCGGGATTTCCGGCAGGAGCGAGGCGACGGCATCTGCGAGCGTGGTGAAGCCCGCCTTGTGCAGCGCTCTGCGCGCGCCGCCTGCTGTCCTGTAGCGCCCGCGCCACGGCCCAGCAGGATCGGCACCGGTCAGCGCCCTGACAGCGCCAGCGGCCAGCCCAAGCGCGCAATCGGCCGTGCCCCATGCGAAGGGGTCGCGGCGCTGGCGGTCCATCTCAGCCGCGAAACGCGCGCGCCAATCCGGCAGGCGGGTCACTGATCCTTGTGATACCATTGCACGTCCCTCGAACTGACGGTTGATCCGTATTCGCTGAACCGGTCCCCGGCCTGCCGGCGCTTCTGATGCGCGTCCGAGCTTTTGGCCGGGTTGCAGGCAGTCAGCATCGCCATGATTTCCGAGCGCACCGAGAGCGAGATGCCGCCCTCCGAATTGGCCGCCGGGGTGCTGATCGGGGCACCGTCGACAATGCCGACCCATTGCAGCTGCGGCGCGCTGACGAACGCCCCGCCGGTCATCGACGTGGCGTGGATCTCGCAAGGTGCGAGCCGCAGGTCGAGGCCGCGCACCAGTTCCTGCGCCGCAGCGGCGATCTGCGAGAGCGCCACGGTGACGGCGCGGTCGGACAGGTCGGCGACATAGCCGAGCCCTGACACCGACAGGCCGCTGCCGCCGATATAGAGCCGGGATTCGGTGCCGCTGCCATCGGGTCGCGCGACGTTGATCGTGTGATCATAGGCGCCCGACCAGAAGCCGACATCGACAGCCGCACCGGTATCCCGATCGCGACCGGTGAAATACGCGAAATAGACCGGGGCAATGCCGGTGTCGCGCGCCGCCTGCATGGCGGCGGTAAAGCCTGCATCGAAATAGCGCATGGGTCAGAGCTTCTGGATCAGGGTGAGCGAGGCACCGGTCGAGAGCCGACCGGGCACGTCGCGGAACGGCACGAAATTGCCTTGCGGCACGCGGGCGCGAATCAACGGGCGGCCGAGGCTTACCGTGGCCCCGGCTGCGATTGGCAAGGGCAATGCCGGTTCGACGGCGATCTGACCGGTAGCACCCGAGCCATTCGCCGTGCCGCTCTCGGCGAACATGCCAAAATAATACCGCCCGCCGCTATAGGTGATCTGCAGCCGGTCACCCGCCGTGAGGCGATACCCCGCCGGCAGCCCCGCGAGGGAAAGGGTAATGCGATCCGCCCCGATCGCGCCGACGGTGACGCCGGAGCCGGGAATATCGCCCGATGCCGGCTTGTAAGATCCATCCGCGAAGAGAAACGACCTCATCGTCCCGAGCGCGAAGATCTTGGCGTTGATCTCGCGCGCCTGCTCCCAGCTTCGCGGACCAAGGGTCAGGCTGAACTGCCACAGCGGCGGCGCGAGCTGGGCGGTCCAGTCCTGCCCGTTCCCCGAGCCCGACTGCTCCTCGAACCGCAAAAGCTCGGGGATGCAGTCGGACACGGGCTTCAGACGGTCATTCAGGAAGGCCAGCGGGTAGGGCTCGGAGAGGGCCATGGTCAGACCTTGTTCGGGTTGCGATTATATTGCCTGATCTGGCCCGGCACGCCGTTGCTCACCGCCTGACCCATGCGGGCAGAGGAGGCATCGGCGATCTCGGTCACCCTGACATCGAAATAGGGACTCGGGACCACCTCGACGCGGGCGCCACCGCCGCTGCCGCCCTGACCCCGGGCATGGTCAAGGACCGTCTCATCCGGATGCATCATGGCAAGAAACCCGCCCTTACCATCCAACCCGCCGGATCGCGCGCCCGATCCGGTATAGCCGCCG